AAACGAAAAGTTAACAGCCGAAATTGCCGAACTGAAAAAGCCAAAGGCTGGTAAGTAAGAAATGGCAGCAGTAATCAGCGTCAATGACGTAAAGGCAGGCTTTGCCACAACAGTTCCCGATAGCGAGATTGAAATGTTGATCGAGATTGTTGATGGCGCTGATGCTTGCTTAGATGCTGCTGCCGTTCCTGATGCGCGACAAACCGCGCTCAAGATTTATGCCGTGCGTCACATGCTGCAAATGCAGGCGAACGGCGGGAAGGGTTCCGTGCGTAGCGAGTCTGGGCCGTCCGGTGCTATCCGGTCATATTCTGGCTGGGCTGGTGGTGATGGGCTTATGTCTACCAGCTTTGGTTCATTGCTGAAGCAATTGGATACCACTGGCTGCGTGACCGGAATCTTAGAAAACGATGGCAACGTGATGCTGTTGTCAGTTGGGAGAAAATGCTAATGGCTGATCATATTCATACGGCTGATGATGGGCGCGGTTATCGCAAGGTTTTTGTTAATGGCAATGAAATACCGCACGTAAGCTATGCAGATACAAAAAAAGGAGTTGTTTGGTTTGCTCCTAATGGCATACAGCTAATGAGAAAAGACCGCACAAGAATTTACGAAAGAAAATTAACCGGCGTTGTTACTGTGGAGCCGATTAATTGAGCAGCCTTTCAAATTGGACATACGTCTACCCGCTCACTGTTTGGAAAGTGACGATAGACGACTATCAGCAAACCACCTTTGGCGCGCCCTATTTGATTATGGGCGATTGGATGGTCGGCGGTGATGTTGCTACCGATGCGCGCGGGACTGAGTTCACAAGCGTGAGCAAGTACCACTTTGAAGCTGCTGATGGCTCAGCATTGATTCCATCTCAACAGGATTACATTTTGCGAGGCGATCACACAGCGGTAAGCGACCCGACAACCGTTAAAGCCGAAATTATCCGCAAGGTTGAAGGCTGGGGAATGGATATGTTTGGTGCTGGCGAATTGCCTGACTGGAGGGTTTTAACATGACAAACAGGCGCCCAAGTGTTCCTAATCCACCAAAGCCAATCGAGCCAGAAAATCAGGTTTTTAAAATTGGTCAGTTATTTGACCGTTATTGGTTTTTCATGATGGGATTTTGCGCAGGAATTGCATTCATGATGGTTGGCTTATCGGTTTTTTTTAAATGTCAGTAACCGGCATAGACCAAGTGCGCGGACGCTTTAAGCTGCTGATGGAAAAGGCATCGGGCGAAATGACAGAGCGCGCCATAACTGAAATGGTTGTTTTGGGTGGGCAGTACGCCAGCGACATAACACCATATGACAGTAATTATCTGCTGCAAAGTCAAGGAAGAAAAACATGGCCTACTGCTACGGGATGGGCTGGTTCAGTTTACTACGGAGCTAAGTACGCACCGGCTGTGCATGATGCGCCCGGCAAACTGCGTGGATTGCCTCGCGCACATTTTGGCAGGACTCGCGCAGGCGAAGAATTTGGCGGAGGCACATTGCGAGGAAGATATTGGGACGCAATGGACGGAACGAATACCGCTGAGCCTGGGTTTTTAGTTAAAGGTATGGTGCAAATGACAGCAGAAGCTCCGGCGATACTTAAAAAGATTTATTCGGTGGATGAATGAGCCTACCACTACTTGAGCGAGTGAAAACGTTTTTAACTGAGCAGTCTTTATTGACTGGCTACACGGTTAAATTTTTCACTTGGACTGATGCGGATGTTGAGGCGCTGGTAATTTTATCTGCCTGCAAATGGCCGGAACTTCCGGCATTCGTGATGAGATTGTGCAGCGTCCAGATGTGCGTGTGATAGTCGTAGGTGCTCCGTCAAAAACGATTGAACCGGACGCAAAAGCCAAGGCAATTTATGACGCATTTTCAGGATTGGAAAAAACCACAGGCGTGATTAAGTTCGAGCCAATAGGTGTAGTAGGCGGCCCTTACCAGCTTGATAACAAGCGATGGGCATTTGAGATTATCGTGCGCTGCTTTGTTGAGGATTACTAATGGCTTTCATCGACGCACAGGGCTGCACATTTACATTTGATGGCCAGACCGTTGGAAAAATTCGCGGCTTTCAGGTTAATGATGGTTCGGTGCCTGATGTGGCATTCAAAGCAGTAGCAGAAAACGAAACTATTTTTTTCCCCGGTCAAGCTGACTGGGGATCAATAACGCTAAGACTCTACCGCGACTTTTCCGATGCCGGGCAGAACGCGATGGAATTAGCGAGAGAAACACGCAAAAAAGTAACCTGTGTTTTGACGTTAAGCGATGGCACTACCCGCACGTTCCCCGGTTACGTTAAAAGATTGCCGATTGTTGGTGACAGCAACGGCTTGGGCACCGCTGATGCGGTAATTAAAGTTGCGGGCAGGCCTACCTGATCCCGTTTAGTTAGGAGTATTTTTTATGTCAAGCGCAGCTATTACCGCCGCAGGTTCAAAGCTTTTCGTTAGCGCCACATTGCCAGCCACCTACAATAAGGCAGGTTTTGAAGCGCTGACTTGGACTGAGGTTGGCGAAGTAACGGAAATCCCCCAGTTCGGTAAAGTGTACAACGTCATCACCCATTTGCCCCTTGGTTCTCGCCAGACAATCAAGCGCAAGGGTTCGTATGACAACGGCGAGGTTGATGTTCCTTACGCTTTTGATGTCAATGATGATGCAGGGCAAGTTATCCTTGAGGCTGCAGTTGATGACGATGATTCTTATGCGTTCAAGGTTGACATTCAAAACCCTGCCTTAAAATCAGTCTACTTCACCGCGCAAGTAACAAGCCGACCAATCACCGTAGGGTCAACTGACTCTATCTTGATGGCAAACTCCACGCTGGCAATCGACGACGATATCTTGATCGAAGATCCAGAAGTGTAATAGCGTTCGCAAGAACCGTGCCGGGGCGTTAACCCTCTCTGTCGGCGTCCCCGGTGACGTTAAACGCAGACAGAGAATAATTCAGACAGAGAGAGAATTATGGATTTATCAACCATATCGCCCAGCGCATCAACAACAACCGAGCCGGTACGCGACCATGCGCCGCCGAAGTTATCAACTGACTTACTAAAAGCGTCTAGCTCGGCCATTTGCGCGTTTTCTTTGCCTAGCGATGATTCAAAATCAGCCATTAATCCAGATTCAACATTTGCGCGCTTCTGCGCCTCGCGTTGCGCATCGATTGCCTGAGCATTGCGAATGAGTTCGTCCGCTTCTGCGCCGTAAGCCTGAATTAACCCATTGCTCAACCCATAGCGAATCTCTGCCTCTTTGCTGGAATTACCCATCAAAGCTGCTTCTTTGGCAAGCTGCTCGGTCATTTTCTGGATTGACTGTGCGCGCTGCTCTTCTTTTCGAGCGGATTCATCAGCTAATTGCTGGGCTTTTTTGTCTGCGTCGATTTTATCTTGCGCAGCCTTAATTCCAAGGTATAGAGTTTCAATTCTTTCCTTATCTACGCCATCAGCTCCAGCCGTTGAAGCAATATAAGATGCCATTTGCTCATCGGTTAGAGTGAGCATGTTTTTTTGACGCTCAAGGCTATTTATCAAATCTTCAATTGATTTTGCTTTTTTCTCATTTTCTTCTGCCGTTTTATCGTCGCCAGAAATGGCAGCTAGTTCAGTTTGCAGTTGAACAAGAATTGAATTCTGAGTTATCAGATCGTCATTGGCGTTTTTTAATCTTGCGGTGTTGTTTATTGCATACTCATAGGTTGCACCAAACGATGTGACACCTACCGCAAGCTTTCCATTGGTATCAATCAGCTCTTGGATTCTTTTTTGCTGATCCCGTATAGCTTTTGTCTGATCTTCAATTTCTTTGCGCTTTTTCTCCGATGCCAATCCTTCTGCCGCAACAACTGCGGCTTGCTGTGATGCATTTAATTTGTCGAAGTTTTCTCGCAATTCAGATACGCGAGATATAAGCTCGTCAGTGCTTTCTCCGGCAGCGAATAGGGAGGGTAATAGCGCACCAGCCGCCGCACCAGCCACGGCTATAAACGCACCAGCAAGAGGATTGAAGGCGGAAACCAACTGTGACCCTTGCTGTGAAAATACAACAGCGGCACTTGTTCCCGCTTGAAGCTGAACCGCAACATCCTGCAATTGCCAGCCAAGGTTTTGCGCCATGCCCCGCATGTTGCGATAAGAGTTTCCGGTCTGATCCATTTGCGCAGCGTTAGCTTTTGCGGTCTTGGTGCTTGCGTCAATCTTTTTTGCAGCACCATCAACAGCAACTCCAGCTTGCTGCGCGTTTTCAGCCATTTTATCAAATGACTGATTTGCTTTATCGAGGTCGGTAGTGTTCGCCTCTACGTTGTACTGTATCGTTCCTAAATCCACTACCTTGCCCTCTTTTTGGCGGGTTTGCTTGCTGCTCGCTCGAAGGCTTTTAGGGTGCCTTCTGCGACCTTATCGCGGTTTATCTCTATGTTTCGGCCAGCCATTTTAGACCACGGGGCAGGGCAAT